AAAAAAATATAAAAATTGGCTTAAGGTCTATCTGGTTTGAGAGTTTAATTAGTAGAGCAAGAAACGCCTCTGTTGCTTTTATGCTTAATAAAGATTATACTCATTCTAAAGATTTAATTTATTCAGATAATGGGCCAATATTTGATATTGCTGTAGTACCAAATGCCCAATCAGGGGGAAATGTCACAGTTCAACATAATGCCGGAATAGGGGATTCAACAATATATTACTCTGGAACTGGAGGAACTGGAACTATTTTAGTAGGCGATAAATTATTTAAAAGTGATGGTACATTTATTGGTGAAGTTGAATCTTTAACTAGCGGGACAAGTTCTACTACTATAATAGTAGGAGGATTAAGATGTTCTGTTAAAGCGGGGGATATAATTTATAGACAATTAAAAAATGACAATGTTGATTCTCCAAGTATTTTATCATTTAGTAAAGCATTATCAACTAATACAGCCACAACAAATAAAACTACAAGTTTATATGGTACAGCAAATAAAGGAATTTATTTTACTTCAGGTCCATTAGTAGGAACAAGTAGCCATACTGACTCTAAAGCAAATGGGTACGATATTACTGCACCTTTAGGAATTAGAACTTCTTCGATTTTTTATCCTACCGATAGTTCTAGTAATGGTAAAGTAGATAGAGTGGATTATCCATTTTACTGTAATATATCAAATGAATTATATAATAGTGAAGTAGAATATAAACTAAAATCTATTTCTACGCAAAACAATTTAACAGAGTATAATATATTAGATATTAATACCGCAGATGGTAAGTCAATTATTACATTAGCACCTAACTTGCCATTAGTCCTTGGTAGAATTGATAGAAATGCTGCCGATGTTACGGGCGAGCATATCAAATCTCTATCTGAAATCACTTTTTCTAGTGCGTATAGTGAAGGCACAAAGGGTAAATTACAAGTAGCAAGCACTTCTGCATCATATTTGTTTAAATTAAAGGGTTTAGCCATATACAATTCTAATAATGATTATTTAGGTAATGTAACTGGAGTATCTTCACCTTATGGTATAACCGGAACTAATTATATTATTTTAGATAGACCTTTACAAAATTCTGTTAGTTCAGGTTCAGCAATAGGTATATCTACTGGAACATTTGATAAAATTTATCATAGATATAATAATGGGCTATATTTACTTAATACTCATGGGTTAAAAAATGGAGGAATTTTACAATTAGCAAACCCATGTTTAAATTCAAAAACTAAACCTATTGCGTTTGATAGCCCTAGGGAGGATAACGATACTATTAATCATAATGTATCAGGTTCAACTTCTCCGGATATTAAGGCCACATTATCTGGGCAATACGGCTCATTTAATTGGAGATATTTTAACTTACAAAAAGGTTCTCCCGGTTCTATTTATTATAGAAAATATAAATTGAAAGACCAGACTAAATCATTATTATATGCTGGTAATACTGGTAAATTTAATGCCTATGCTAATGCAATTAGATTTAATCCCGGTAAATTAACAAATCCTATACATATACCATTTGGTGAAGATTACTATATGTCACCTTCAGCGACTACAACTTATGATTGGTTAAATCAAGGTTCACCGGAAACTAGAGGTATTTTCCCAGCAACAGGTAGTGCTTATGCTGATTGGTCAATTACGGGGGCAGATTCAACAGGCGCATCTCTTTCAGAGCAATTTAATGATTATTATTCTTTACCTCAAAGTTTATCTTCTTCTTGGGCATCAGGTAGTAATTATAGAATAGATGGTTTTAATGATAACCCTGTTAAAAATGCTAGGGATAGTTTTGAAATAATTGACCCAAAGGTTACTAGAACATTTTTATTTGGTAACGCTGATATTGATATTGATAGTATGCGAAGAAGTAACCACATCGGTAATTCTGCTAACCTATTTACTGATTTTGACATAATGATTAGAGGTGAACCATCAGTTACACCTAGTAATATTTTACACGAAAACTATGAAGGAAGTCTTTCATATGTAGAAGAGGGTGATAATTCATATGAAATTTTACCAATCGAATCAGCATCAATAAATACAAATGAGATGAAACGATTTGGATTAATGAGATTAATTGATGTAACATATGATTGGCATTTTAATGAAGTAGACGCAGAAAACCCACCTGATAAAACAAAGTTAGTAGATTGTTTTGATTACAAGGTTTATCAGAAGATACAAAAACTAGATGTTGGTAGTTCTACTTATCCTACGATTACTGCTTATGGGACAAATCAAATTACAGTAAGTAATAGTTGTCAAAATTTCTTAAGAGATGGGGAAAGTATTTATTCTAGTGACGGGACAGAAATTGGTGTATTAAATGGTGATGCTGGTGCTGGTACTACAATCAGTTTAACTGCAAATCCCGCTTATGTTGAGGGGGCTCAATATACAGGTGGAACTGCTTTTATTTATCAAGTAGGAAAAAATGTAATAGAAGATGAAGATAACTTACCTGCTTATGCGTATAGAGTATCAGGTTTTGGAGGAATAGATGAATTTTTACCATTTGACGATAGTGGTGATGAATTAGGATTACATATGTTACAAAGTTACATTTTTAATAATCAAGGGTCAGGTCTTGTTGGATTTGGGGGTTATGCAGCAGGCTCAAATGGTTCTTTTTTGTACAACTATGGTGGTTTAAATTTTCATTCGCCATCCATATCAGCAGATGGGTCAGCAAATGATATATTTCACATTTTATGGCCCCCTATTTTTGCTGGGCAGGAATTAAAAAGCGATGGTTCTACTGCTCTCCATGCTGCTACAAATAAAGGTGTTGCTGTAATAAGAGTAAATAATAGTACAACTGAATTGGCTGCAAAAGGGTTTACGGTTGGCTGTAAACTTTATTCTACCATAAATGGGTATTATTTAGGTAGAGTTACTAGTATTGCTGCGAATAGTGCAGACCCTACTAATGATTCAGATT